AAGATTAGAAACAAACATACCACTTGTGGTCACGCGCGGCTGGCACTAGGGTGGTTTAACTTGCACAATCCCCTAAAAATAGAGGAATAAAATGGTGCGAAGAACGACGCCGACAGGCTCGGCGGTTCAATCGTTGACGAATCCCAGGGCTTGGGCGAAGTATTGTCGTGACAACGGGTTCAAGAATCTTGGCGGGGGGAAAGCCCAGAGGGCGGAAGGGTATCAAGTCTTTGTCCTGGAGCTCCAGCCGGACGGTTCGGTGGCGGGTGACAGGGCTCCCCAACCGGACTCGGTTGTCCGTGATCAGCTCCGGATGGCCTTTGACGAAATTCGCTCCGAGCGCATTCCACTTCTTCCGGTTCCCCCCGGGGCGGGGCTGCCGCCGATTGGTCAGAGGGAGGGGGCGGTCGCCCTGCACGAGTATCGAAACGCGGTCGGAGAGCTCATGTGCTGCGTCGAGCGGTTCATCCGCCCGGACGGAGATAAGCAGTGTCTCCCGTGGTTCTATTACGAGGGCGAGGGATGGGTTCCTCGTGACGCTCCGGACGGATTTCCGACTCCGTTGTTCGGCAATCACCACAACCGCTCCAGGGTGATAATCCACGAGGGGGAGAAAGCGGTTGAGGCGGCTATCAAAGCGTGTGACCCATCGTCGGGGCACCCGTGGTCCTCGTTCCTTCGCCGGTTCGGACACTGCACATGGAAGGGTGGAGCTATCGCCGGGATGGTCGGCCGGGCGAACTGGTCAGAGATGAGGGGGGTGAAAGAGATTTTCTTAATGCCCGACAACGATCAGCTCGGATATGAGGCGATGCTAAAGGTTCGCCGTCAATTGCCATGTGACTCGGTCTACATCGTCCACTGGAACGGATTCGAGGGAATTGTCCCCAAGAAATGGGACATAGCCGACCCGTGCCCGGCTATCACCGAAGAAGATTTGGAGTCAGCCTTCACACTCTACGAAGAGGCAACTGAGCGTCGGATGAATCTTCAGACAGGTGAGGTGGAGGTCGTCGTTAGAGACGAGTTTATCAAAAAGTTTATCTATTGCGTCACCACGGCGGAGCTCGTGGAGCGTAATCGGCCTCGAGTAAGATACACGAACATTACGTTCAACAATCGATTCGGTGAACTGGCCCCCGGCATCCGGAGCCTGGACAAGGAATTCTTCCGGTCACCCCACCTTCAGAAAAGCGATCGTTTCGGCTACTTTCCAAAGGTCGTCATCGACGAGCTCGGGCAGTATCGCCCCCCTCCGAGGTCGGTGTTCTCTTCTGAGACTCGTGAGAGCACGATCAACCTGTATCGTCCACCCGCGATCAAGGAGCGGGAGCCAGCCGCCATAGGGCCGAGGTGGCGGGAAACTGTCTGGTCGCTCCGGCCGTTCCTGGCCTACATGTCGAAGATGTTCCCCGTCCCACAGGAGCGGAAAATCGTCATGCGGTGGATCTGCCACAATCTGACTGTCCAGAAGCCGATGGATCGCGTTCCGTGGGCGATCCTCCTGATCAGTGAGATGGAGGGGACCGGCAAGTCAACCCTTGGCAACCTGCTCAGGCGGATTCTGGGGTCCGACAACGTGTCCAAGGTGGAGGGGGGAACGGTCAGCGACAAATTCACCGGATGGTTGGAGGGGATCCAACTGGCAATCGTGGAGGAGATCAAGGAGGAGTCGGCATTCAAGCTGACAGAAAGCCTCAAAGCGAAGATCTCCGAGCCGACCGTGTCCATTCGCCGGATGCAGACAGACGTGTATGAGGCTGATAACTTCATGTCGCTTCTGGCGTCGTCCAACCATCCGGGGGCCTTGTCTCTGTCGGAAAAGGATCGCCGATGGTTCGTTCCTAGAGTCACGGAAGACATTTCCCCCCGGAACAAGTGGCAGGCTCGGCGCTATCTTCGGGAGTCTCCGGAAGGTTCCAATGACGAGTTTTTCGCGGCACTCTGGGACTGGTTCAACGCCGGGGGTGATCGCCATCTGCTCTGGTGGTTTCGGCGATATGGGCTGGCTCTTCAGGAGCGAGGGTGGCGGCGGAAATATGGTCGAGCACCTGAATCAGACAGGAAGAAGGACGTTCAAGAGCGATCACTTCTCAGTTGGCAACGGATGATCGATTTGGAACTGGCTGGCGAGGAATGCGTTGTCCGAGAGGACGTTACCGCGTGGATCCAGGAGCAGGGCGGTCGTCCGCCACCCCCCGATGCGCTTTCGTCGTTCTTGGCCACCCTCGGGTTCGGCCGGATGTATTGTGAGCCCGGCTCTGCCAACAGAAGACACAAAACCGGGCGGACGTATCTGATCCCGAAGCCCTCTGGTGGATACATTGAAGGGTTCGTCTATGGGAAGAAAGAGCTTCTGGTAGAACCAGCAAGTCACTGGAGGGGTCGTGGGAAGGTTCATCCGTGGCTCTCGGACAAATTCAAAGGTCTCAGTGCCAATCGGGGAATTGGGGGTGGTTCGTCGTCGAGTGGGGAGGTTTTTTAGTCGGATATGGGACCCCCCGGTAAAAAATAGTTCACCCTAGTGCAGAATAGGCTGCCCCTATACTTATACGCGCGAGGTTTCAAACTGGAGTAAAATCTATGGCAAGTATATAACCAGCCTATTTCGCACTACGGTGAACTATTTTTTGCGGGGGGTCGGCTAATTCCCGACGCAGGATTAGCGGGGGGCTTTGGATCATTCAAAAATCGGAGAGATGAATTCACTACCGGATTACAAACCACAAAAATAGGTCAGAATAGGCCAGAAAGGTTGTGATGGGTAAAGAGCTAGAGGCGCTGAGTGCTAAACTAAGGGCGACGCGAAATCGAGACGAGTCGGGGCTCTGGGGGCAGATGAGCCGGATGACTCCGCTCGGGATCAGAATTCATCGGATGGAGGTCCGTCATCCAGCCGGGTTCCCGGACTGCATCTGGTGGGCCCCGAGTCGCGGGGGGAACTCATCCATCGGGATGCTGGAGCTAAAGGACAGTGACCCGGAGATCAGGCCGCAGCAGAGGATTTTCCTCCAGGCGGCTCATCTGGACGGACAATCCGCGTTCGTTCTTCTGAGGCAGGGGCCGACGATTAGGCTTATCAATCCACAATTGATCAAGACAGACCTGAAGATCGGAAATTTGCCGGGGGTTTTGGCGGTGAACACCGATGATCTCGGACCTCGTGAAGCGTGGGGTCAAATCTGGGACTTCCTTGTCCCCACAACCAGAGGATACGACACATGATCTACCGAATCGGAACCATTCCCCCATTCCGGGGGGGCTTTGTCGAAGATCGCTTGGCCGCGTTCAATATTACCTACCTCTATCCGAAACAGCTCGTGGAGGTGAGGATTGGCAGGCGTCGGGTTCGGGAGCTCAAGCCGAGGCCGATTCTCCCTGGACTAATTTTCGTTGACGAGGTCCAGGCCGATGAGTCGATGGTGGTTCTTCGCGAACGTGGAGTTTCGATTTGGTGGCTCCGCAACCGTTTGGCCGACGATGCTCCGGCCAGATGCACCGACCAAGATGTTGCGCCTCTGCTCCAGTGGATAGAGGCGGAAAACAGCCGATTTTTTGCAGACGACGGTGCCGATTTGCAGGCCGAGCTTCCGTTGTTCGTTAGGCATCTTCCGGGGACAATGGTCATGATCTCTAATGGCCCATTTCAGGGGATGCTCGCAACAATCGTCAGGGATGATGGGAAGGTGGCTCAGATTGATCTTGCGACAGGGCGTTTTTCGATGCAAATATCCTCTTGTAATCTGCGGCTGCCCGGCGTATAATGACCCTGTGCTCCCATATAGGGAGCGGCGAGTTGCCGTGGCGCGCCACCCTCGCATTAGGCCGCAGGTCCAGATCCTCGGCCAGTTCGGAAGAATGGAATGTCGCGAGTCACCGCTATCCGAGAGGGTCATCTGGACGTCTTCGCCGATCATTGGCGTCGCGCCCGGATCATTGACCCCCGAGACAGTTACCGCGATCCAAGAGTTCTCCAAGAAGCCTGCCTGGAGTATTTTGAGTGGAACGCAAATAGCCCGATCGTTTCGGAGGATGTGTTTAGCACGAAACAGGCCGGAGTTGCCCGCGAGAAGGTCTACCTCCATCGGACGATGAGCATCCGTGCTCTGTGCCTTCGAATCGGCATCCCGACGTTCCTGTGGCGTGACTGGCGTCGTGAGTGCCCGATCCGTCGGCCGGTTGTCCTTTGGGCTGAAGACGTGATCTACGCGATCAAGCTGGAGGCGGCTTCTTCCGAGATGATTAACCCGATGATCGCGGTTCGTGAGCTCGGGCTTCGTGACGGTCATGAGGTGACAGGGCTGGACGGCGATTCACTGATTTTGCAAGTAGATCCCAAAGATGTCCTCGTTGATCGCCTCACTCGCATCCTTGCCGCCAAGCGAGATTCGACACCTCATCTGTGAACTGACGGACCGCCAGGCAGAGCAGCTTCTTTACGACTGGTCGTTCTGGGCAAGGCCCGAACAACTGGAGCCTCCTGGCGACTGGCTCACATGGGCGATCATCGCTGGGCGCGGGGCAGGCAAGACGAAGACCGGCGCCGAGACTATCCGGTCTTGGGTCACTGGATCCACACCGCTCGCACGGGGATCCTGCCGTCGGGTGGCGCTGGTCGCGGAGACTGCGGCTGACGGTCGCGACGTCATTGTGGAGGGCGACTCCGGTATTCTCGCGTGTCACCCGAAGGATTTTCGGCCGACGTATGAGCCGTCCAAGCGACGCCTGACTTGGCCGAACGGGGCGCTCGCCACGATCTATAGTGCCAGCGATTCAGACCAGCTTCGGGGACCGCAGCATGACGCAGCGTGGGTAGACGAACTCGCCAAGTGGGCGAGGGCTCAAGACGTCTGGGATCAGGTTCAGTTCGGGCTTCGACTCGGCCAGCGTCCCCGAGCCATTGTCACGACAACGCCGAGGCCGATACCGCTTTTGAAAAAGCTGATCGCGGATCAGTCAACCGTAGTCACTCGTGGAAAAACAGAGGACAACCGCGCCAATCTGGCCGAGTCTTTTATCAAAGCGATCTACGGAAAGTATGGGGGGACAAGGCTAGGCCGACAAGAGCTGGACGCCGAGATTCTAGAGGATCTGGAGGGGGCGCTCTGGGTTCGGTCGTTCTTTGACCCCACCCCCGAGTCGGGATACCGAGGTCGAGCGAACAAAGGCGACATACCGGATCTCGTCCGTGTTGTTGTCGCGGTTGACCCGTCTGGGGCGAGGAATGCGTCTGACGGGGGCGACAGTATTGGGATCATTGTTGCTGGGCTGGGCACCGACGGACGCGGATATGTTCTGGCTGACTGGTCCATCAGGGACGGTCCGGCTGGATGGGGGCGCAAGGCGGTTTCCGCGTATCAGTTCTTTAGTGCCGATCGCATCGTGGCCGAAGCCAACTTCGGCGGTGGTATGGTGGAGTCTACGATCAAGACGGTGGATCCCAGTGTTCCGGTGACACTTGTCACTGCTAGTCGGGGCAAGATTCTTCGGGCTGAGCCTATTGCTTCGCTTTACGAACAGGGCCGAGTGACCCATGTCAGAGGCGCCGATCCTCGGGACGATGGCACGGGGCTTGCGGCTCTGGAAGACCAGCTCTGCCTAATGGCCTATGACGGGTTTGCCGGAGAAGGGTCCCCGGACCGTGTTGACGCCCTTGTCTGGGCGCTCACCGAATTGATGCTTGAGCCTCAGGGGCGAGCGGGAGTTCTCTGGTGAATAATTTCCGGTCCATCTTCACCCGCTTTCTGGTGGGTGAGAAGCGGAACAACTGGCAAACCTTTGGCTATCCGGTGTCTGTGGTCCCCGAATCATATTGGCTCCGGTATCGCAGGAATGGGATTGCGAACCGTATCGTGAAAGCCTATCCGGATGCCTGCTGGCGCGGGTCCCCCGTGATTCAGGATGAGCAAGGGTCCAGCCCGAAGTCGGACCAAGACGACTACTCGGAGTTCACAGGAGCCTGGGAAGATCTGAACGAACGGTTTGGCGCACTCCGACTACTTCATCGTGCCGACCGGCTGGCGCGAGTCGGCCATTACTCGATTGCCCTGCTTGGGTTCCAAGGCCCGGAGCCTCTGGACAAGCCGATGGAGGGACAGTCCCCCCTTGCCTACCTGACCGCTTACAGCGAGCGGTCGGCGAAGATCGTGGAATGGGACGTGAACACTTCTAGCCCACGATACGGTCTACCGACCATGTATCAGGTGAACACGCTCGCCGACGACGTTGTCGGGCAGTCCATCCGGGGTTCCAACTTTCGAGTTCACTGGACGCGCGTCATCCACATCGCCGAGAATTTGGAGGAGAACGAGGTCTTCGGGGAACCGGCCCTGCGGCCGATTTGGAATGACCTTCTTGATCTGGAGAAAGTCAGTGGTTCGGGGGCCGAGGCGTTCTGGCTCAACGCTCGCGGCGGGCTGTCGGTTGAGACGACGAAGGACGCCACCCTGTCCTCTAGCGATCGCGAGGAGATGAAGAAACAGATTGACGATTACGCGAACGATCTTCGTCGTGTCCTTGCCATGCAAGGAGCCACAGTCAAGCCGATCACCCTTAACCCGGCCGACCCGAACCCTGCGATCAGCTCCATCCTCCAGATTATCAGCGGGGCTACTGGCATTCCTCAGCGGATCCTGACGGGTTCTGAGCGGGGGGAACTGGCCTCGTCGGAGGATGCGAATAGTTGGGAGTCCAGAGTTGACGAACGGCGAGTGGATCACTGCGGCCCTCAGATTCTGACCCCGTTCGTCAACCGGATGATCGAGACTGGCAATCTTCCGGAGCCTGTCGGCAACTGGATCGCCAAATGGCCGGAAGCCTCGGCTCTGTCACCCGAAAAACAAGCGGACATCGCGGTGAAGCGGGTGACGGCGGCTTCGACATGGTCGGTCGGTGGCGGTGATCGGCTGATCGCGCGGGAAGAGATGCGCGGAATGCTCGGCCTTTCGGCGGAGTCTGAATACGATATCGTCGATGAGTTGGATGAAGTCGATGACGGAGACGAGGACGACACCCCTGCCGGGGGCAGCGGGGGTGTCGGTGAGGAGGGTCAACCTCCTGCCGAGGTTTGAGGCCGAGAATGATGACCACAGGCATCAGACTTGGCCTCGCCTCGGCCCTCGCCCTGGGCAAAAAAACCAAGAAGCCTCTGGTTTTTTCGCGGCCGACCCGTGAGCGTCGGGCGGATCCAACTCGCACCATGTCGTTGACCCGTGACTGGGAGCGGGAGTTTATTCGTCGGTGGGACAAGGTTATTAAGGAAGTTCTTCGAGAGGTTCGAGACCAAGACGGGTTCGGGTTGAAAACTAACGCGGGTCGGTTTCAGTTTGGCTCTAACCCCCAGCGAGTGCTGGCATTCAGTTCCTGGTTGTCCGCACAGATGGATCGCTACCTTTTTGGCGGAACCTTGTCGCAGTCTTATGACGAAGCCTCGGATCGGTTCTGGGGAAACTCGTGGGCGAATACAGCATATCGTCGCGGACTGCTGAACGCCGCTGGCCAAATCCGCAGAGCTGGCGGAACGGTGGATCGTGAATATGTTGAGCGGGCAGTTGCCAGAGGTCGGCACTATGACGCGATCAGACAGGTTCACTCTAGAGCCTTTGAAAAGTTGAGGGGCATCACAGAAGAGGTCGCAACCCAGATCGGGGACGCCATCGCGACCCAGCTAGGTCTGGGCGGGGGTGCCAACGAGATTGTGAAATCTATCGTGGATCGCATTGATAAGATTGGCAAGACTCGCGCAAGACTTATCGCCAGAACCGAGGTCATCAGCGCATACAACGAGGCTGAACTCAATGTCTACGACGACGCAGCTCTTCACGGAGTGGTGCTTATCCCGGAATGGGTGACAGCGGGTGACAGCCGGGTCTGCGAACGGTGCAAGTCTGCGGCCGAAAGGAAGTGGACCATCGAGACCGCAAGGGGGGCACTCCCTCTCCATCCTCGGTGCCGATGCGCGTGGGCGCCGATCATCGAAAAGGGTAAGGAGCTGAAGCTGCTATGACGTGTGCCTGCATCGACTTCAAGCCGAGTCAGCGAATCCATGTGAAGGCGAATTTCACTGCCACGAAACGGATCGAAATGTTCCGGGGTCGTCGCCACCTTGTCGTTCCGGTTGTCATGCTCAAGGAGACGGTGGTCAACGGAGCATTGGTCAAGGCCGACGCACTCGTTGCGGAGGCCTGGAACGGCGTCCCCGTAACAGTTTCCCATCCGACCGACAAGGGGCAGGCGGTGTCGGCGAATAGCCCGAAGACACTTGAGAAGTGGCAAGTTGGTACGATTTTCAACGCGAAGGTCGAAGAAGGCAAGCTAAAGGCCGAAGCGTGGGTGGACATCGATCTCGCAGATTCGCTGGCCCCCGGTCTGGTGAAAGCGCTCCGGAGCGGAGCCGCAATGGACGTTTCCACCGGATACTTCACGACCGCGCAGAAGAACGCGGGCGAATACGAGGGCAGGCCCTACACCGAGGTTCATTCGGAGCTGAAGCCCGATCATCTGGCCCTTCTCCCAGACGAGGAGGGTGCCTGTTCCTGGAAGGACGGGTGCGGAGTCCGAGCCAATCACAAGAGGAAGACGCCGATGGCGAATGTGACGCTGAAAAAGATCCTTGTCGCTCTGGCCGGGGACAAGAAAACGAAGACTATCGAGGAAGACAAGGTCGCGGCGCACGACGCGATGGTCGACACCCTGATCGAGGACAGCAATACCCCGTTCGAGGAGGCCGATCGCGAGACGCTGACCGCCCTGCCCGACGTGGCTCTGGAGGCGATCGCCGAAAAGATGCTGGGGGAAGAGGGTGAATCTGAGGTGAACTCCGAGGGCGACAAGGAGAAGGACGTGGATTCGAACAAGAACAGGCAGAAGACCGTGGCGAACATGACCGCCGACGATCTGACCAAACTGATCGCGAATGTTTCGTCCGATGCCGCGAAGAAAGCGGTCACCGAGGCTCTGGCGCTCAACGAGCGACAAGAGCTGGAAGCCAAGATCTTGGCGAACAAGTCGCTGGGCCTGGACGCCGAGGATCTGAAGAGTCTGCCGATCAAAACCATGAAGAAGCTGGCGGCGAAGATGGGCTCCTCCTTCCGCGTCAATGGTGACATCACGACCAAAACGAACTTTGGCGGTCGCTGCATCCAGACGCAGAGCGAATCGGGTTCGGAGAAGAAGTTCCCCGGCCTGTCCGTCGCCAGCGTTCGCGCTCCGGTGGCCGACAAGGACAAAAAAACTGCCTGACAGCGACCTAACGTCCTGACATAACGGGGGAAGCCCCCCTTCACTAGAGGACTATCACATGAGCGATCTGACTCCCAAGACCATCCTTCTGCGCGGCGATCCGCTCTACGGCGAAGCCCGCGCAACGGCCGAGATTCGGCCGGGGATGGTGATTACCACGTCCGGCGGTGTCCGGACGATGCGCAATGACCCGACTTGCGCTCCCGCGACGGCGGGTGCCGTGGCGCCCATCGTCGCTCGCGAGAACGACATCGTGGGCAAGCGGATCGACGACAACTATGCTGTTGGCGACAACGTGCTGTTCATACACTTGCGTCGCGGCGATCAGGTCTACGCTCTGTTGGCGAACGGGGTCAACGTCGCGGTGGGCGGCGGACTGTCGGTCGGCCCGGGGGGCCTTCTGGTTCTGCCGACGGCGGGATCCGCCACGGGCTCACCGGTGACAGCTGTCACCTTTCCGACGGCGATCGTCTTCCGGGCGCTGACGGGGCTCAACAACACGACGGGCTCGCCCGCTCGCATCAAGGTGGAGGTCGTTTGACCATGAAGAACGATGAATTCGCACATATCAGCGGCGGAAGCGGCATCCCCCTCCTGATCGGAGCCGACGGGCGCATCAATGTCAATTTGATGCGCCCGTTCATCGACGACGAGGGTCAGGCCCGGATCGTCACGAACGCCGAGGGCGACAGCCTCGTGGTGAACAACGGGCTGCTCCAGTTCCAGGAATGGCTGGACATCGACCGGACTGTCATCCAGGCGATGGAGCTGCGGCTGTCTGGGATCACCGATCTCCGTGCGGCGGGCTTGGTCCACAACCTTGGGAGCATCGGCCAGACTGTCACGATGTGGCAGACGGTTTCTGAGATGTCAGAGGCGAACGTGTCGATGGACGGCGTCGCTGCCGGTGAAGAGGACACGATCCAGTTCGGCACGGCCCAGGTTCCGGTTCCGATCATCCACAAAGACTGGCGCCTGAACATGCGCCGCCTCCAGGCGAGCCGGATGTTCGGTGAGTCGCTGGACGTGACGGCGGCTTCGGTCGCCGGCTCGCTGGTGGCTCAAGCCTCGGAGCGGATGCTCTTTGGGGGCGCTCCCATCCGCGTGGACGCTTCGACGATCTACGGGTATCGCACCTTCCCGGCTCGCGAACAGGTGGATTTGACGGCGGATTGGCTCACGGCGACTCCGACGGAGATCAAGGCCGACGTCCAGACGATGTTGGCGCGTCTGCGGGCGAACCGCTTCTATGGCCCGTTCACCCTGTATATCCCGGGCGACTGGGAGGGAGTGCTGGACGAGTTCTTCGTGCTTGAGGGGAGCGATGGGTCCGACGGGATCGCAGTTCCGGGCCGGACGATCCGCGATGTGCTGCTGTCGCTGTCGGGGCTGAACTCGATCAAGGTCGCCGACATGCTGAATGGCGAGAATGAAGCTGTGATGGTGGCTCTGGACCGCCGGACTGTGGACCTCGCAATCGCGCAGGACGTGACGACCATCTCGTGGCAGGCGATGGGGGGAATGCAGGAACGGTTCAAGACGATGGCTGTCTGGGTCCCCCGTCTGAAGGCCGACTTCCGGGGTCGCTCGGGGATCGCTCACCTGCGCACGAACCCCTGACGGGGGTCGGATGACAGTATTTAGAACCCCCCGAATTCGGGGGGTTCTTCACACAGGGGGGAAAGATGCCCAAGTTTAAGATTCTCGGCGGCTCGTGGACCCGTGGCACGGGACGCGGCCGGAAGACTTTTGGCAAAGGTGACGTCGTGGAGTGCTCGGAAGAGTCCGCCAAGGTGTTCGGCCAACAACTTCTGGAGCGGCTGCCCTCGGAGCCCGCAAAGCCCGCTTCTGAAGCTCTTGGCGCTGCCCCCGCTAGCGCCCCTACCCCTGCGCCCGCCAAGGCGTCAGAGGTCCCAACCAAAGCGTCAGAACCGACGACCAAGCCCGCCCCGGCGCCCATGGCCCCCAAGCCCACCAAGAAGTAGGTGACCCATGCTTCCGATCACTGCGGCCGAGGTCCAGGCTCTTCTCAATACCCCCTTCTCTGAGCCTGACCTCTTGTCGTCAATCGAGGAGGCGGCACTCCTTCTCGGGGACTGTGGTAATCAGTATGACGACAGCCGACGCCGAGTGATCATCAAGTGGCTCGCTGGACACCTCCTGACCAGCCGCCTGTCCGCTGCTCGTGGCAACCTGAAATCCGAGTCAATTGACGGGATTTCTTACACGACAAATACGGCCCAAGTCGGGATGGGCCTGAAAGGGACGGCACTCGGGCAAATGGCCTTGTCGTTCGACAAGAACGGATGCCTCCAAGATTTGGATCGCCCGGCTGTCGTGTTCATGGCGATCTGATGCTTCCCCATTCTTTCCACCTGAATCAGACAATGACAAGATGGCCCCGAGTCGGGATGACGTTCGGGAGTCCGATCTTGTTCTCCCAGAACTCGCCGACGGGTGGCGTCAGGTGGATGCCAATTCGAAAGAACAAGTTCACAAGTGAAGAGGAGCGGATGTCCGCGCCGACGATGAGCGTGATCCTCGGGACGGCGGTCGCTGTCGGGGATGTCGTCGCGCGGGGGGCCTTTGTGGGGAATCCGTGGACTGCAGCCGAGCCCTACGAGGTAACCGAATATCGGGAAACGGACTCACTGATAGGAAGCGGAACCGTCAAGCGGGCGACATGCGCTCCGCTGTTCGGAGTCCTTCACCAAACAATCCTGGTCTATCGGATGGTTCGCACCGACACTGTTCGGTCGTTTACGGTCGCCCGTCACCCGACTGTGGCCTATAACGGACCTGCGTCCGTCCGAGTGCTGAACGCGAATCAAGTGTCCTCGGTGGGCTCCATGGTTCTTCAGCACGATTGCGTCGTGACAATCCCGATGGTCAATGGGCTGCTGTTCGCCGCCGAAGCATATGAGATAGACTGGAACGGCCCATATGGTCAGATGACTATCGAAACTTTGGGGCCGACCTATAGCGATCAGCAGTCCCCTTTCTGGCAGACTATCGCCGGAAAGATCCGGCGTCCGGCAGTGGGTTCGACGTGAGGCAGGTTCGCTTTGTCACAAGGCTGCCGGAAGTTAATGATACGATCAAGAAGGAGCTGATCAGTAGGCTTTTCGCTGCGACGCTTGTCTGGCGAGGCGCGGTTGTCCGTAAGATGCAAGGTCCGAAGTCTGGGAAGTTCTATCGGGTTCCAACAACCGGAGTCATGTATCAAGCGTCTGCTCCCGGCGAATCCCCCGCTATCCGCGAAGGTCTTCTTCGCGTCAGCTATGGCACCGACGTTGACAAGGAAGAACTGATCGGATTCATGGGCACCGATCTGGATTACGGGCTTTACCTGGAGCGTGGAACCGTTCACATGGAACCCCGTCCGGTTATCGAGCCTGCATTCATGGACGTCAAAGACCAGATTACCGATCTGATGAAGGGGCCGATCCGTGGAAACTGAGTTCGCGACAGCCCTTGCGCTTCACCTGACCGCTGAGTTGGCCCCCCTGAAGCCTTTGGAGCGGTCTGCGGTGTATGCTCGCGGGGGGCCTGTCAACGGTCAGGTGACCTACGCGATCTCTTACGGAACGACCGGAGTTGTCAAAAGCAGGGTGATCTCCGTGACGGTGGATGTCGACATCTGGCATCAAGGTCCCGACTCTTCGCAGGCCGAGGATCTTGCGAGTCTTGTCGAACAATCCCTGATCGGCTGGTCCGTTAAGACTGTTCGGCAGGGGTCGGTTCGAATTAGCGGGTTTTCCAGGGCCTATATCAACGATCTGGAACCCAAGTTGTCTCACATCACAATGCGCTTCGATGGGCGCGCTTTCAGGAGGCTGGAACAGTGAGCGGAATCACGAACAGGACGTGGGAAAGTATGATCGTGGACGCAGGCGTCGTCTATGTCAACTTCGGTGAACCCGACGAAGCGATTCTCGGTGCGACGAACGGTGGTGTCACCTTCGGGTGGGAAGCCATGAACATCCGGACCCCTGAAATCGATGGCTTGAAGGGCCGACTCAAGGGTGCCAGCCGGATCACCGAAGCGAGCCCTCAGATGGTCGTCAACCTTGTGGAGTGGCACGAGGAAGCGATCCTTGCGGCTTTTCCTGGAGTCGCGGTGCAGACGATCAGTGGCCGGAGGCACATCACCCGCACCACGAGGGTTATCGCCCCCACAGATTACCCGGTCAACATCGCGATGGTCGGGAAGCTGTCGTCGGGTGAAGACGTGATCGTCATTCTGAAGAACCCGATGGTGGTCAGCGGGGCCGAGATCCCGACGGCCGACGACACCGAGGCGACCACGTCGCTGACGTTTGTCGGGCACTATGACCCGGACGACATCGAGGAAGAGCCGTGGGAGATTATCATTCCGGGCAACACCACGGTCACGCTCCAGCGGCTGCGGATCCCGGCTTCTGCGACCATTGCCAGTGGCGCAGCTTCGACGACCGTTGTGGCCGCGATCTCCGGCATCACGTCCGGTTCCACGGTCTCTTCGTTGGATGGTCGGTTCGAAGTGTTTTCGGGCAACTTGCGCCGGACGGCTTCGGGGTCGCTGTCGGCGGGCGTCGTCAACGTCGTTTTGGTTGAAGTGTTGGCCGGAGCCACGAACACTCCGAAAGCGTCGCAGGTCTCTGTGACGGTCACAGCCCCGTAACGATCAGGAGCCGCTATGATCAGGACCCGTAAACTAACCGGAAAGGACGTCCGCTTCTTGGCGCGCGTCCTTTCCAAGAGCATCGGCACGTCGCTGGAGAAGCTCAGAGACTCGCCGCCAACTGTCGACAAGACGCAAATCGGCATCCATTTGTTCGCAGCGGTTCTCGCCGACAACGTCGATGTCATCTGGGAGTGGCTCGCGTCTGTCGCCCTCATGTCACCGGAAGAGCTGGATGAGGCGCCTCCGGTGACGCCGATCCATATCATCAAGTCCTTGGAGGGGGATGAAGGGGTCATGGATTTTTTCGCCTCTGTCTCGGAGCTTCTTCCGGCGAAGCCCGAAAAACTGCCCGGTCTTTGACGAAGATCTGGGACCGGGTGGCATTCAGATACGGAGTGCCGCCGACACTCGTTGACGACATGACCCCTGCCCAAATCATCACTGCGCTGGAGGGGCATGAAGAGGATGAACGCCACCAATTCATCCTCGCAGCGTTCCCGGTCTGGCTGGAGTCGGGCAAGAAAGGCGAGTCCTTCCCGACTTTCGTTTCCAAGCTAGGGCTCGGCGATAAGAAGAATCCCCCCCACAGCCGAGGGGGGCGCATGACGAAGGCTCAGCTGAATGAGCTTTACGGCAAGGCGGCTGCGATCAAGCGGACGTATCTGGAGACCCGCAAATGAGCATGAGACTCTTCACCGCTTTCGGGGAAGTGGCGTTCCGTGGAATGGACACGGTAGCTCGCGGACTTCGCCAATTCGAAGCGGTGGGGAGGCAGGTCCAAGAAAGTCTAGATCGAATCGGATCGTCAGCTGAATATGCGGGCAGGACGTTGTCGGGCAGCATCACAGCCCCGATCCTCGCAGCGGCTACGGCGGCCAGTGCTCTGTCGCTCCGGACGATTGGCCTTGTTCGTGATCTGAGGAACACGGCTCGGGCGCTGAACCTCACTGCGTCTGAGCTTCAGCGGCTCAGGCTCGGCCTTCGGGGGGTTTTGGACGAGGCTCAGGTGGATGGCTTGTTCGAAAACCTGAACAGGGGTATCAACGAATTCGTAGCGACCGGCGCTGGTCAGTTCGCGGATTTCTTTGAAAATATCGGTCGTCGGTATGGTATCACTGCCGAGCGGATGGCGAGAGCCACCCCGACGGAGCAGCTTGAGACCATGTTTCGTGCTGTTATGCGAAGCAGCCGTTCATTTGAACACTTCAGAGCTCAGCTCCAGGCTCTCGGCCCTGAATATGCTGCGATGGCTCAGGAATACTGGGACCACGGAAACGAGATGTTTGACCGAGTTGAGGCTCGGGCTGCGGAGCATCCGGCTGCGGTCTCGGAAAATTTGATCCAGCTTTCGGAGGAGTGGGATCGTCGGTGGGGCCAAATGGCGGGCGTCGCAACCGGCTGGTCAAACCGGATCTCTGAAACCACGATCCCGGTGATGATCACTCTTTTGGATTTGTTTGAACAGCGAGGTATCCCTGTCATTGAAAAACTGATCGGCTACGTCGAGCAGATGTCCGAATGGTTCTTGTCTATGGACTCCGAGACGCAGGCGTGGACGATCTCCGTCGTTGGGCTGGTCGCCGTGGTCGGACCGCTGCTCGTGATTCTTGGTGGCCTCATAAGCGTCATCGGAATCGCAGTTAAAGCTCTTGTGAAGATTGGCAGCGGCTTCCTGAGGCTCGGGGGGGTATTCGTCGCAGCGGCCGGATACCTCAGGCCTCTTGTCGTGGCGATTGCCTCTGGGATGGGAACCATCGCCGGTCTGGTTGCGCGGGCAGTTCTAACGGTGACATCGTTGATCCTGTCTGTCGGTTCGGTGTTCGCCAGAGCGATTCCATTCGTGGTGTCGTTCATCGCCAGATTCACACCCATCGGAGCGGCTTTCGCGGCTGGATACGCGGCTGGCCTCCTCCTCGTGGAAGCCGTGAGGAGGTTGATTGACATCGGCCTCCAAGTTGGGCCGGCGATCATTGGGGCTGGGCAATCGGTTCTGTCTTTTTTCTCCAAAATGGCGTCAGAGATCGGGTCGTTGGTCAGTGGATGGGCATCCTCTGCCATGGTGGGTGCGACTCAGATGGCCCGGTCCATCTGGAACGCGGTCAGTGGTCTTCCGTCTCAGTTCCTGGCTCTTGGGGCGAGAGTCGGGCAGGCGATGATTGACGGGCTCTCGATTCTACCTTCTGTGGTAATGGGCATTATCAGCCACATGGCAGAAAGCGTCACGGCCCGAGTTCGGCAACTGGCATCCGACATCGGATCGACCCTCCAGCGCCTCTATGATCGTGTTGTCGGCAACTCTATCATCCCAGACATGGCGTCCGAGGTGGTGGACGAGATTGGGTCCATGGCCGATGGCTCCATTCGAGAAACGCGCCGGATGAGATCCGGCATGATCCAACAGATGCCTGAAAGACCCGACTTCAGACCCCCCGCGTCCAGTGCCAGTGGGGGGCAACCGGCTGGGGGCTCTGTGGTCTTCGATCTTCGGCACGCGATTTTTCGAGACGACAGAGACATGGTTAATCGCGCAAGGCTTTCGGGCGCGCTCCCGACAGGGGTGTTCGGATGACTTTGGCGCATGTAAGCCAGACCTGCACCATTGCCGGAAGAGCCTATCGAGTCCACGGATCTAGTGTTGAATATTCCCTGAATTCTGTGCCCCGAATCCAGTTCGCTGTTGATGCCGATGCGAACACCCTGGAGCCTATTCCCCGATTCGGAGAAGAAGTGGTTCTGACTCAAATCGGCGACGGGGCGCAAGTGTTTCGCGGAACGATCGTCGATCTGGCTCCTATCCGGGGCTCAAACTTCACTCAGTATTTGGTGGGGGCTGAGGGCCTAACGGGCCTTGCGGCGTATCGTCGGTTCCTGGACATCGTTCCAGCCGGTTCGGCGTCTTCAGTGATTTCGGCTATCTGGAATCTCTACGGACCCCCTACCGTCAATTTCCTATATGACCCATCCACTGACGATCTGGGCCTAGGAGAGTATGCCAGCACCTACGGATCAGTCTCCGACTTTCTAAACTTTGTCACGAACTCTACGGCCCTCGCGTGGCGAGACGAGGGGAATGTGATCAGAGTGTTGGACCCGGAGTCGCAACCCCTCGGAGCCGAGATTACTCAGCGAGACTTTGCCAAAGGGTCTCTACGGGCGAACTATTCTGGTGCCAGCGTCTTTAATCTGGCGCGGACTCAGGCATGGGAGTTCACAACCGTCCAGTTCAACAACCCGATGATGCCGGAGGACGTTCGCCGGAGAGCTTGGGACACAGTTCAGGTCCTATACTGCGCGACGAGGTTCAAAGGACCTCCGACGATTGCCGGGTTGTCGTATGATCAGTGGGAGTTTGTGAATGGCCGAGTCGTTCGAGGCAGGGTGGCGGAGTCCAATACTCCACTAAGTCAGATTGAAGTGTCGTTTGACGAGGGTGAAAAAGCCGTCACGACAAGCCTCGGCCTTCTGGCTTCTCCGGGCGAAGGGGTTATCGGATTCACTTCCAGTGTCCTCGTGGAAGGCATCTTCCGGCGTCCAGTCTGGGTGGAAGCGGGTCGCCAGGATTCCATCACTCGATACGGTCTCAGAGAATCTCCAGTTTTGCCAAACGGCGGGGACATGGACGTCTCGCAGGCGTTGGATCATCTGGAAAACTTCCTTAACCTTGTTTCGCATCCTCCACTGGAGGTGTCGGGGGAGTATCTTCGGACCGACATTCGTCCTGGGGAGCGTCGGCGGCTGGACCTCCCAGATCTGGGGGTGTCTGGGACGTTTGTCGTAGAGCGAGTCCGTAGAACGCATGGCGGGAACATGCTCCAGGTGGAAGCGGTGTTCCGAGAGCTGGTAGCGATCGCCGGGGGCCGAGAAGTTCGGCCCCTGTCTTCGAAGCCCGACCCTCTACCAGAGGTCCTGAAGCGGCTGGAACGCTTGGAGGGAACTAGGCTAGACGTCACCTCCCACCTCGGAACGGTCTGGCTCCCCGGAGGCGAGCAGGGGGGTCCGATTGGTTCTCTGGCCAGGTTCGAAGGGGGAGTCGGCTGGTCTGGTGAGTTTGAAGCTGAAATGATTGTCGGCAGCCTGCTGCTCAGGGAGGACTTCTAATGGCCAAGATGATCACTCGCGGAACATGGATTTCAGAAGGCCCTCAGAAGAGAAGGTTCAAAAATCAGCTTCAGCAAGCGGCTTTCGACATGATTGGGTCATTTTTCGTGAATTCCCAAGGTCCGCGCCCGACGGTCATTGGTTTGGCTGATTCTACGGGCGAGATCTTCGTGTTTCGGCAAGCCTCATTCTCGTTCGAACCCCCCAGGACCGGGGTCGGAGTCACCATCACTGGAGTGGCGGCTTTCGGCGCGAACGAAGTCACTGAGGACGTTCATTTTTTAATTCTCGGAGACAATGAGGGGAACGTCCTCGCGGAAACCCCTGTTGTTCCTCCGTTTCCGGCAAGCCGGGGCCTCAGGGTCACCAGAACCGACTTCTTCGAAGAGGTCCCTTGATGGCTTTCTTCCCGATCTTCAATTATCCACCGATAATCCTATGCTCCAACCGGAACATCAGGATCCGGCTTCCAAACGGGGAGCCAGCTGAGATCCCGGAGTCAGAGTTCGGGACGGGGTCATCTGGCAACGAAACGTGGACAGAAGTCAGCCGAGTCACTTCTGTCGTCACCACTGACGCGGGTGAGGTCGAACGCATCGACCGACTGGTGATGCAAAAGAGTGGCGGGGGGCAAGTGACCCTCGTTTTCCGGAACACCTCCAGCTCTGAATAGAGGGTTATATGTCCACTTCTTTCCAGCTTCATCAAATCGTCGCGGTTAGCCCGGAGACGGGCGGACCCGTGAGCGGGGCTGAGTTGAGTATTTTCGTTGACGACGGATCAGGTGGTAGAGGAGCCTTGGTCGGAAGCGTGTTCGGAGTCGGCGGCGAGAGTGTGCCTCAACCCATCACAAGCGGGGCTGACGGGATTATCCGGTTCCGCCTTCCGGCCGGAACCTATTTCTTGGAGCTTGAGCATGGTTCGAATCTGACCACTCGCCCAGGATTCATGAGTGGCAATGCCTCCGCTCGGGACACTGGGACTGGATCGAGCCAGCTTCCGCTTCCGGAAAACCTTCCGGCTGCACTCCTCGGTCGTGTGGCAGCGGGCTCGGACGCGCGGAGGTTCTTCGCATTCAACTCTTCTGCGGCATATGTCCTCTCGTCCCTGTTCGATGTGACCCCCGTCACCGACCGAACCGCTGCAAAAGTCCTCGCTGTGGACGGAGCGGCTTCCGGCCTAGAGTGGGTGACGTTGCCGACTGGCGATCTTCCGCCACTAACCGGCCAGGAAGGCAGAGTCCTGCGAGTCGATAATGTGGGAGAGGATGTTGAGTGGGTTAGCGCCTTGGACCTAGTCTTCCCGTCGTTGACGGGTCAGGGGGGGCGAGTCCTGAGAGTTGGTAGTAGGGAAAAGGACGTCGAGTGGGTGACTGCAAACCCTCCCTACATCATCAATCTTTTGACGACTACGGGCGATCGAACCGTGGTCGCCGGTGATCACAATACGATCCTGGAGGCTTCGCAAACAGGGCCAATCAACTACGTTCTGGCTCTTGACAGCGTAGAATCGGTTCCCGTTGGGACTTTGCTCACTGTGGTCAATGTCGGAACCGGCGAAGTGTCAGTCAGCGCTGCGACAGGGGTCACACTAAATGGGGTTGATGGCCTGAGCGTTTCCATGAACAATCGGTGGGATGCGGCCACTCTTTACAAGAGGTCCGCCGACGAATGGGTGATCAGCGGCAAGTTTGGGACTCCTCCATGAGCTGGAGAATCGTTGACCCTATTCAGCGAGCTCGTGGCAGCCGGTTCCTAGTTGCGACCTATGAGTTTCGGCGGACAACCTCATTCCGGACCATTTATCAGTTCCCTGTCTATCCGAACTTCTCTGGGTGGCCTCGTCCTTTTCCAATTTACAGCCGATGGGCTTTCCGAGCGGTGGGGGTTGCGGGGACTTCCGCACCTACCCAAGCTCAGCTTGAGTCGGCGGCTGGAAATGAGATGGTGCAGATGCGACACTGGTTCACTCGGCCGGATCCGCAAAGACCCAATGAGATTCCGACAGCTCCCCCCAGCTTGGAGTTTTTCGTCGGCTATGGGCCTCTGACAGCCTCCGTCTATGGGACGGCTCTGACTAGAACGTTCGTGACTTTCCCGGCCTCAGAGGGAGCAGCGGCTTGGGTGAACTATGTTCCAGCTCCCCACAGAATGGCGCGAGTCAATGCTCATACCGGGCTTTCCCTGAACATTTCCTTCGCTCCCGTGGAGGTGTTCATTGACAATGCCTTCTCACTGATCAGCGTGGAACCCGGGTGATGTCCTTAATCCTTGGTCGAATCGGATGGGACTTGGCGGGCGCAGCTTCTATGCCCCCTGCGGATCCCCACACATGGTATAATGCCCTATCTCTGACACTGGACCTCGGAGATCCGGCGCCGATCAACAACCAAACCCTTCGGATGCGGTTCTCCACGCCCCCCCTTCAAGGACCGGCTGGCGACCATGTTCGCATTCGGTTGCGAGGGTCGAATGTTGCCCTTAGTGTGACCAGGGTCAATGAGGCGTGGATCGGTAAAGTTGCCAAGGCGACTTCCGGCACACCGATGAACGACGGTGTCCGACTCACGTTCAATAACGGAAGCGCGGAAGTTGTCATTGGAACTAACGGCGAGGAGTTCAGCGACGCCGAACCGTTTGTGTTCAACCCCGAAACTCACGACCTGATTGTCAGCCTATTCATTCAATCAGGGACGAACTATGCTCCCGATCTGAATCCGGCACCGACCGGGGTGACTGGTATCAACGTGAGTGGAAATAGCGCGTCTTCGTCTTTGTCTCTTGGGGCTGGGACTACAGTCGCCTGGATAGTAGACTTGATTCAGGGGAATGCCGAGTATGTGCCCCCCGAAGTTCCGTATTCGCCCCCGGCGGGTGACAATGTCACCCTCAACTTCACTGGAACGTATTCGCCCCCGGCTGGCGATAATGTCACCCTCAACTTTGATAATTGAGAGGCTACAATGGCGCAGTGGACAAAGCTCTTCCCGTCAAGGTTCGGCTCGGTGGACACCACCATCCCAGCGTCAGCGTCAGGGTTTTCCGACATAACAGCCGGATCAGCCATCACCGGATGGCGCCCATGGTATGAGATCCCGGGCGGATTTGCTCGGGAGGGCGGCGGAGGTTTCGTGGGGTCTCTTAGGATCACTGCGAACAACTCCGCAACTCAGGCTCACGAAATCATGGCTGTTCTTCCCGGGCCGGTTGTCAACCAAAACGCGGGAGTCATGCTGCGTTCGCCCGCTTCGTGGAACTCTTCTCCGAATGGGCATGTCCGGGCTTACCTCTGGGGGGACGGGCGCTTTTACGTTGATCGGCGATCCACTACCAGCGGAAATGCCATAGTGGGGAGTATTGATCTTGTGACCCTTGGGCGATCAACACGTCCGATCCTTTGCCGAGTTCGAGTGGGCGGGATTGCCACCGCCACACAGGTTCAGGCGAAAGCGTGGTCTTTCCAGCAACCCGAGCCCGATTCCTGGGACATTAACACGACACTGAGCATCGCTCTAAACAATGACGGCCATCCCATCCTTTACCGAGACGGAACCGGGTTCCTGGGATTCTTTGGAATGGCCTTCAGCATCGGGACGAACGGCGATTCGGCCCCCAGCTTCGTTGGAGTTATCTCCGGGCAGGTCCGCGTCAACGGAATTCCCCAAAGCGGGCGAGCGGTTCGAATAGTCGCCCGGGAAGATCCCGGATACCACTGGGACGCGGTTAGTGACGGATCGGGCAACTATTCCGTCAGGGTGATCAGGGGATTCACATATTCCGTCTTCGCCCTCGACCCCCTTGTGGGCAACTTCAATGCGCCGATTGCGGACAAAGTCGTCCCAGTCTAGGAGAACTAGTGTGGTTCGTGGAACGATCCAGCATCACCTCCAGGATTGGTTCAGCCTGCTATTGACGGGCCTTGGGGTCAGCTTCTCAGCCAATGTCTACATCGGGGGGACCATCCTAGCCCTCGCTGGGGCGTCGGTGGCGATGCGATCGGATCCGCAACACGATGATCGGGAACTGTGGCTCGTTTTCCTTTCGGCCTTCCTCGTGGCGCATGTTGCAGCGATGATCGGCCATTGGTTTCAACCCAACTTCCCACCTCAGATCGTTATGTTCACGGCGGGGTTTCTGAGCCGCAAGATCGTCAGGCTGGCCATGCGGGTCGCCAGCTTGATGGAGGCGCGGGGGGACTCCATCGCCAACCGAATCGTTGACCGGGTCCTCCCTCCCCGAGGTCAGCGACAGTCGGCGGAGGATGTTCCCCCCGTTGTCTCCTCTAACCCACAAAAAGAAGAGCAGTGACATGGATCGCGTTCGTCTTAGGCTTTCTGGTATATCCAGCCCCGAGGCTGATTCTCGGGCTGCTCGCCGTAAGATTCTTGAGGACCTTGCCTCCGAGCTGAAGTTTCCTGGATGCCGGATCGACGGTATCGTCATCCACTGGTCGGCGGGGGCCTACGGCCTCAATTCCCAGGAGGAGGGGGCCTACCACTTCGTCGTTCAGCCCGATGGTCGTGTCCAGCGGGGGCAGTTCACTCTTGCTCAGCAGACTCCACCACTGGTGTTCAACCCTCGGAGCTATGCGGCTCATACGAAAGGGTTCAATAGCTATCGGGCGGGAGTCTCCATGGACGCAATGGGTGGAGCCGTGGAGCGACCGTTCAACCCCGGCCGATGGCCAGTCACTGAAGAGCAAGTGTCCCGAACCTGCGAGCTCTGTGCCGCGATTCTGAAGTTCTATGGCCTGGAGCTGAGCCGAAACACGGTCAACACTCACGCCGAAGTTCCAATCGTCCACGGTCGGCCGCAACCGGGCAAATGGGACGTCAACTGGCTCCCCTGGATGCGAGCCCCCGTCGCGCCTCTGGTGGCTGGAGATATCCTGCGGGAGCAAATCAAGGAGTTCATGAGTTGACACATTCACGGTTGTGGCTGGTCCTCTGCTTTATGACTGTTCTAGGTGGAGCTACGGCGACCGCTTGGTATTACAGGGGGGCATACCTCAGCGCCGCCTCGAGGGCTCTACAGGCGGAGTCCGAGGTCGCCAGTTATCGGGATGCCCAGCGTATTCTGGACCAGCATTTGCGCCAAGCTCAGGTTGACCGTGATCGGTGGGAACAAACCGTTCGAGAGTTGGAGACCGTCGATGGTGTGGATGAACCGCTCAGCCCTTATCTTCGCGGGGTTCTTGATCGGGTGCGGACCCCGAGTAGAGGTCCAGTCCGTCGTCCCCGAGAGCCTCACCGAACCCGTCATCGTAGAGTGCCCGATGGGTGAGACCGCTCGGGTCTTCGGCAACTGTGTGATACGGCTGAGGGCGGGCCTGGACGAATCGAATAGTCGGCTTGAAGCCATCCGCCAAATGTTGACCCCTCGGTGATGCCGGGGGCCTTGAAGTCTTACGACCCCAGCTTGGCGGATTGGCGAACCTTCGAACCTGTGAACCCGCTTGTGAGGGTGGAGAGGCTGATAGTTCCTTTGACGTTCCAGACAGCCTTGATTACCAGAGGCTTGTGAGCCGGGGCCTTTTCTTCGGCCACAGTGGCTTCTGGTTCGAGGCGGAAGGTGTTCTCGCCAGCGGCGGGGATCTGGTCGAAGCTGAGGGCCATGGCGGCAGCTCTTTCGGGTGTGGTGTGAAGTCCGGGCTGTGGGCCAGCGGTTGTCGCTGGCCCATGAGCTCAATGTAGGCCACGAATGCGAGGATTGCAATCACTGATATTCGGGAGACCCCCGCCGCCCTGGACGGTCAAAGCGGGCGGGGGCACTATCGTGGCCGCAGTCAGAGCAGTTTCATAGCCTACTCGGCTTCTGAGACAACTTCTTGCCAATGGCGGAAGGCATCCTCCGGACTGCCGCCCCCCGCCCGGACGCAGCACCTGATCGTCATCGTACCGACGGAGTATGTTTCACGGGGTTCGGTATAGAGAACCTCCGGGGCATTCCCGCAGATAGGGCAAGCTCTGGCCTCGTGGGGGTGTTTAGTCTCAACCATCAGAGCATGTCCCTAGTGATCGCCAGTCCCCCCGGGAGCTGCTCCGGGGGGCAGTTTTCACACGGCGGACCCTTGTCCCTCGCCTTTTCTCGGTGATCCTCGACCCGCCTCATCACCCTCAGATCCAAACGCTTGGCGAGGAACGCTTCTGCTTCGTGAGATTGCAGCTCCCTGACACGGCGGAGCTTGACCGGCTGGCAGTTCTGATTGGTCATCGGAGGCCCGTCCGTCACCTGAGAACACCAGCTCCCCGTGACGATGAGTCGTTCACTGTAATAGAGCGTCATTCGTCTTCCTCCAGTTTGAGAGTGTCCTTGAGAAGGTGTTCGGGAACCCAGACGTGGTCAGCGATCGTCCGCTTGGTCCGAAGGGCCTCGGCGATGACTTCGTCCAAAGAATTCGGCACGACGAGGTCGACATAGGTGCAGCGGTTCTTCTGGCCGATCCGGTGGATCCGATCTTCCGACTGCCACCGAACAGCCGCGTTGAACGTGTTGGAGTAGTAGACAGCGAGGCTCCACCATGGCATGTCCAGGCCAGTGGAGGCGGACTCGTTGGCGACAAGCCAGTCTACTTGACTGCGCTCCGTGATCCGTTGCCGCTCTTCAGCGCTGGTGGCGCCGACATGGACCCCGACCCGATACCCGGCTTCTCTGAGGGCCTTCTCCACGAGGCGGACCTCGGGTAGATACCGACACCAGACGATTCCGCCTCCGGGGTTTTGCTCCGAGATATTCAACAGAGCCTTGATTTTGTTTGACGGAACGGGGTGCGCGATCTTCTCGTTGTCGAAGACAAACCCCCCGAGGATCTGCTGGAGCTTTGTCATCTTGGAGATGGCGAGGGGGGCTGTGATTTCAACCCCAGACGACAGCTCTGCCGCCATTGCGCGCTTCATCTCCCGATAAATTCGCAGTTGTTCCTTGTCCCATTCCACTTGGACGATAGAATACACCTTCTCTGGGAGGTCCAGGCACTCGTCCTTTGTCACACGAAAGCTGACCCCTTCCAGCATGTCAGACAGCCGCTTCAGGTTCTGATAGCCTCTGATCCGCATAGCCCCCCTCGGGGCTCCGTAGATCTGCTCCAGTTGGCAGAACTCTCGGTTGAAACTGGTCTGGCTCCGGTGCCCGAAGATCGTTGGCGACAAGATCTTGATCTGTGAGAACAGGTTCTCGATACCATCAGTTATCGGCGACCCCGTCAAGATCCGGCGATAGGCGCACGACGGAGCGATCGCATGGACGAATTCGCTTCGCTTGGACTTCGCGTTTGCATACTGGTGCGACTCGTCGACGATTAGGATGGCTCTCTTGCCGAACATTGCAACGAGATCGGCCAGTAATTCTTGGGCGCTGGCCGATGACAGGCTTTCGGTCGCGAACGCGAACACCCGGAGCCCGGCTTTGAATCTCGTGACTTCGTCCAGCCGCGTCTTGTCCCTGGCCCGCATTGACGACCGATGGGCAAACCCCCTCCATTCCACCTCGCTGGTCATGTGTTGAGGAATCGCTTGCTCTACCCATTGCCGATGGACACCATTCGGTGCGAGGATGAACATCGTGTCCACATGGCCCTGGATAGCTAGGCTCCCTGTGACATCCACTGCCAACTTAGACTTTCCGGTTCCCATTTCCATGAAGTAGGCGAAGAACTCAGAGTTCCGGCTGATGGCGAAGGCCTTTCGCTGGTGATGGAAGGGCTGCGTCTTGAACGGGAAGGCGGAAGCCTCTGGGGGCAATTCAGAAGCCTTCTGAAGACGGACTGCTTGCCCGGCTTGCCGTGCCCCAAGGTAATCGTCAATCGCTGGCAAACCGAGCTCTGAAGCAGTCGGAAACGTCTCTAGGATGGCTTGGATGTTGGCGCCTGTGGCGTCCACGAACAGTTTCCCATCCTTCCACCGACGCTTCCCGGGTAGCCTCCCGGAAAGATCGATGACTGCCGGGGTTGCGCGGTCAAAGATCAGAGTTGTCACACCCCGCTGGATTAGTGCCACTTGTCAGTCCTCCATTCCCCAGTCAGCAAGGCTGTCCTCCGTCCAGAACTCACCCTCCTCGCCCCTCAGCATGGAATCTCCCCAGCTAGTGCCGAGCTCAACGTCACAGACAACTGGAACAGCCAGTTCTGTCGCGGAAGACATGATCTGGGCGATCTGCTCCGCTTGCCCCCTGTCGGAGACAGAGAACCCGAGCTCGTCGTGGACCGACACGAGGGGTGTGAATCCTGCCCGATGGCAATTGATCATCGCCACTTTCGTCATATCGGCGGCCGATCCTTGGATGACACGGTTCAGAGCCTTGTGCGTAAACCAGATCTGTCCGTTTGCCTGGCGAGGGAAATAGGCCCGTCGGCCAAGGAGTGTCTTCACATACCCCCGACGCTTGGCGGCTGTCTGAGCAGCTTCGGCGAGGGCCTTGTCCATGGGGGCAGCGGAGTGAAACCGTTCTAGGAGCTCTTCACCTTCCGGGCCTGCGACCATGATTTCCTTGCCCTTCCAGAACTTAGTCGTAAAGGGAAGCCCGAGGCTTGCGCAAAGTGTCCCGCCCCCCATGCCGTAAAGAATTCCGAGTTTGATCGTCTTTGCGTCTTTTCGCTTCAGCCCACAGAGCTCGGCCGTCTGAAGATAGGCGTCGGCGCGCGGGTTTTCGTTCCAGACACGATACATTACCTCGGAGCCCGGAATGTTCGCCTTGACTCCGAAATGGGTTGCCAGTCGGGGCTCTTGGGACGAGTAGTCGATGGATGCCCACTGATCACCCTCCTCCGGCTCAAACGCCGACCGGACAAGGGGGCCGAGCTCGGGGTCTCTGGCTGGGACAACCTGGAGCGAAGGATTGGACCCCGAGAGCCTTCCCGAGACAGTTCCGCCATCGTCACCACGCAGAGCCCTGAGCTCGCCGTGAATTCGGCCGTTCACAAGGTGGCCCATGATCATACCCTCCACAAAGGTTGACCGGGCTTTGTTATACCGACGAAGAGTGAGAACTTGCTTCGCGATGTGTCCGGCTGTGTTGTCGCTCTTGGACAAGCCCTTAAGGAACACGTTGTCCACCGACTTTTCGCGCTTCTTCGGTGTCAGCGGGAAGTCCCCCTCTGAGACTCCATGTTCCATCAGGGAGTCGATAATCGGGGTTGCGGCCCAGGGGTCGATCGTTCTGCCGCTCAGCGCTCTGAGCTTTTCGGCGGCAGTGTTCTCCAACCTGAGGAAATGTTCCCGCATGGCCTGGACGCGTTGCTCGTTGATCCTGACTCCCCGCTTCCGCATGGCATAGAGAACCGGCACGAGATCGCGCTCCACCCGTGCCACGACCTCCAAATCGCTGTCCCTGATGTCGAATCGCTGGAACAGATAGAGCCAGAGGGTCCGAGCGGCGTCGTCGCGAGCATACTCTTCTACGAACGCCGCCGGAAGTTTCCACAGTTGTTCTTTGACGTTCTTCAAGCCGAACTGTTCGGCGGCTTGGCGGAGCCTAGCCTCGCTCTTGGCGAGTCCTAGCCTGTCCCTGAGGAGGCTGTCCAACGAGTAGGAGCGTCGAGCATCATCCAACAGGGGGGCCTGAATCTGAACGTCATCCAGATCACACTCCCACTGGAAACCGTCCCATCTCGTCCAGCCGTAGTCGTAGATAATGTTCGCGCCGATAGCTGTTCTGCTCTTGTCTAGTAGCAGCGGTTGGACGATGGGCCGAACTTGGTCCATCGGAAAATTCCCCCCACCTTCGTGACGGACGGGGAGGTACACGGAATGGAACCGGGGCTCGATCTCGTGGTTCAGTAGATCTTTTCGAGTCAGCGACTCCACGTCTCCGTCAAACCACGCAAGGGCATAGCCGACAGGATAGCCTGAGTCGTTGAATGCCCAGCCGGGGCCGAGCGTCTTGAGGTTCGTGTCCTTGGTCTCCAGGTCGTAGCCGAACAAGGGGCCTGTGATGGGCGATGGAAGGCGGATCATCGGATAGCTTTCGACGCGCTGATCTTCATGTCGCCCTCCGCGACGCGGCGCCGATGCTCGGCTCTGATCAGAAGAAGGTAGCCGATCAGGTCGTCCAGGTCGTCACCAATGTCTCCATCGTTGGATTCCTGGGCGGCGAAGATGTCGTATCCCTGGCGGGCGGTGATGGACTCGATGCGATCCCACTTGCGGCACATCATCATGAACGCGCCGACTCCGCCCCGCTTCTGCCACGACCCCTCATAGTGCCGCTCCTTTTCCATGAGTGTTTCCACGATATTCTTGGCCACTTCTGAAAGGAAGCCAAGCCACGGGAACCGGGTGATGAGTTCTTCGTTGTCCATGTCAGGGGTCCTTGCTCTGTAGGAAGATGGAACTGGAGAAGTGAGCGGGCATCGGAGACGTGGTGAACGACCGGGGGGCTCTGGCCAGCATCTTCTTCATCGGCTCTTCACAGCCCTTCCACCGCTCCAGATAAATCATCACTCCGAGCCTCTGAACCTGATATCGACACCAGAGAGCCGCTTCCAGAAGATCAGCCCAGCGGAGCCACCAGAGCTCCTCCTCGGTGAGTTTCCGTGTGGACAAAATGCCCATCTGATCCTCGGCGAGCTCGGTGGCGCTATCCATTGCCGATACCAGTTGAGGAAATCGACGTTTGGACTGGAACGATAGATCGGAGGTCAGATGTTCTGGTAGATCGTGCTCCAGAGCCGCGCGCAGGAGGCTGATTGACGGGTTCGGGTGAAACTCTCCAATGATCCAGGCGACCCCCCAGCTATGCGCCGCGATTGTCTGAGGATAGGGGCCGGGCTCCTCGTGATACCGAGTCACCTGCGAGATCTGAATCACTCGGTCGTTGAACTTGTAGAACATGATTAATTCCTTTCTGGGTGGGGGCAGGGTAGCGGGGCGCTAGAATGGAGGCAAGAGAGGTTCACCCCGTGCAATCCGAATCCTGTCGATCCACTCCCGACACGCTTTTTCCCATGCCCGATCACGGAGACAATTGAGGTTATCACACATCTCATTGACGTCTCCGCTTTTGAATGCGCGGTGGATCCGCGCCATGCGCTTCCCAACATAATCATAGAACGGTGTCAGAGGGTCCCATCGCCTTGCCGTCGGGTCTTCGATCATGCGCTGGAGGTCACTGTGAAGCTCCCAAGGTTCGGACTCTTCCAGCAAACGGGGGCCGAGTGCCATTCCGGGATCTAGACCGTAATGATTGACCGGGTTGGCCCCGGCCATGTTCCACATCTTCTCGGCGACAGGGATTCCCGGATACAGATGCAGATCGTCGCTAACCTGCCGATAGACGCCGACAGAGACATTCAGGGCTCCGGCCATGTATTCCTGGAGATAGCTGAAATGGACGACGTTCGCCCCATAGGCCCCCCAGATCATGTCGTTGGAGCGGTTCAGGACTGTCATATCCAATCCCCCACCGCGTATTTTGAACATGACCTGAGTATTGCAGGGCAGGTCTTTGGAGAACTGATTTTTGAGGTCCGCCCACGGGTCCCAGATGCCAACCACGGCTCGGCGGCTGCTCGGGTCATTCTTCAAGAGCTGTATGACCTCGCCGAGCTGATCGTAGCCAAAGTGGAACCTCCAGCGGTGTCCGTAGGCCCCGTTCAAAGTCTTGCCGTCGTCCGAGAACTGGTCCATGTTTTTGGCGAATTGTAGGAGGAACTCAACCTCTCCGGAGCCCGACAGCATCCAAAGGCTCTCGAAGAAGTGAAGGAACGGATTGCAGTTCCTCGTCGAATCAAAGATGACCCGCTCCAGCGGACGCTCGTAGATCGTCGTGACGGGCTCCCGGAACCGATACACGGTTCCGTTGCGGGATTGGGCCTCTTCGTGGTCGAGCTTGAGCCGCAGGAGGGCGGTGAACAACGCATCTTCAGCGTTGCGGGCACGGATCGTGATCATGGAAACTTCCTCCCTGTGTGTCCGCCCTGTTGGATCCGGACATATTTGAACGTCTCGCAGTTCACGTTGCTCGCGACATCGTGAAGTGTGAGCTTGCGATCTGCGACGAGGTCCTCGGGCAGGGCTTCGAGCTGAGCTCTGCCGACCCGAAGATACTCCTCTTCTGACATGCGGGCCTCGGTGTCGCGACCAAGGGTCAGGTTCATACCACGGACAGCTCCCGGTCCGAAGGGTGCCCATGTGAGGTGATCAGTAGCATCACGGAGGACGTGAGTATAGGCCAAGTCGGCCGCGATCTGTCCGGCCATGAAGTCTTTGTATCCGACCTCTTTCCTGAGTGTTTTGACGTATTCCTCTCGACTCTTGGCCACCCGTGGAAACGTCGTGCGATGGATGATGGAGCAGACATACGCCACTTTCCCCGGGAAGATGAACGGCTCCACAAGCTGGCCGGGGGGAGCTCCGACAAGATACGCCGAGTTGAAGGATCCAACCCCCCGGTTCATCCGGCCCTGACAGATTCGGTAGACAAGCTCCAGGTTGACGGAGGTCTCGGTGATGGCCCCTGCTGACACGAGGTCGTGGAGAACGCTCGGAAGGTTAAAGAACCGGGCGACTGCCAGCGCTCGGCCCAGCTCAGCCGGATCTGCACCAGCCTCGTCCATAGGATCTCGGACCAGTTCCTTGACGACTCGAGTGACGGCATCGTCTTCCCGGGACACGTTGCAAAACCGATGTTTCTGAATGATGGGGTCCGATGTCCATGGGGGCGTAAGACCTGCTTCGCGATTGCGGCGAGCCTCCTCTCGGTGGATGGACCAGTGTAGGAACGACCAGTTCTGGATCATGTGTTCTCCTCTATGAGCTCTCGGACGAGGGCTTCGGCCTGTTCGGAAGACCCACTCCAGTAGAGGCGGATCCCGGGCACGTTGTCCAGCAAGAGCTTCTGGTGAACGCGGCAAACAGAGTGCCACTTGTCGGTGACAGTCTCGCGAATCTTGTCGGTTGCCCCCCGGCCGGAGCGGGCTGCGACTCGTCGGACACACTCTTCCACGTCAGGCATCACGAACACCTTGTGGGTCGTGCGACCGGTCTTCTTGTAGAGGTCGGCAGCGAGATCACGATATCGAACGTGGATCCCAGAGATCGTGACGCCCTCGAAGAGGACGACTGGTCGGTCAGAGTGAGCTCCGGTAACGATTGCGTCACAAATGGCGTCATGCGCCCCTTTCCAAGAGAACTCGTCTGCCCCCCCGCAGGTTGCCCGGTATTCTCCGAGAGCGATAACCCTACCCCCTTGCCCGACCGCCCCGACCAGCTCTCGGCGTTGGAGCCTCTGTGGGTCGGCCCGGGTCGGCTTCTCCACATGGGTGACCGCCATTACTTCGTGAGCGATGATCTCGCCCAGAACGTTCCGAACGATCGTGGACTTGCCCGACCCGAACGTTCCTCTGATGTTGATGAGCACGAGTGGTTCCTTCCTGGGTAAGTTTTTGCCACCTGAAACATCCCGAATCTGACGACGGTGGCGGTAAGCCGCCGGACTGTTGCCTTTTGGGCTAGGCTAGGCCACAAGCGTCTGATTCCTACCCAAGACGAAGGTGACGAGATCGGCCTTCAGGCTGCGCCCGGCGCTCCAGTCGTGAACTTCGCCGTCCTTGACAGCGAGGACGTGGCCACACGTCCAGAGGAGGCAGGGGGGTAGTCCGCTCCAGGCTTGCGGGAACCGGATGACTTGTCTGGGGGTGACGAAGGTTTTGGACTGCTTCGCCCTTGGATACCGAAGTTTGACAAACTCCTCAGAACTCATGTTAACCGGGTTGAGATCCAGCTCCTTGAGGGCCTCTATCATCATGTGGCGGTAGACCCCCCGATCTGGGCGGTATCCGTGACGGAAGAGGAGGGTTCTGGAATCGTCGTAAGACAGGCTGGCCACGACGCTTAGGGCGACGACCCCGCAATCCTTGGTGTCTTCGCAATTGATGAATCTCCGACGCTCACAGATGGCTGCGAAGAGTCCGGTTGTGGGAGTAGACTTTCTCATGGGCAGATCCTTTCAGGTGAAGAGGCACGGTGGCAATGGTGCAGGCAAGGGCAAGTCAACACTTGCCCTTGCCTAGGCCTCATAGTCAGGCATCGACGACTTCGGCTTCGACCTCGCCCTCGACCTCTTCCTTCTTGGCGCGGGGCGACGGGGCGGTGCCGGAGCGGAGGACCGTCAGGGCGTTTGCCGCGATCAAGGTCGACAGGTAGCCCCGAAGATAGGCCTCGGGATCTTCCAGAAACGACCTTGACTTCAGCGAGCCCTTCAGCGCCTCGACCGCGAACGGAATGGCCACCTGAACCTGGACGCCCTCTTCTCCTTCTGGGGCGTCGAACGCGTCGATGATGGCTTTCAGCTTCGGGCGGGTGATCAGCGTCGAGTCGGGGCCGATCGCCAGGACGGTGTCGGCGTAGACGCGGGTGATGGGCGACTTGGCCGGAGCCACCTGATCTTCGGTGGCGGGAGTCAGATCCTCAGTGACGTTCTCGGTGGCTGGAGCTTCGCCCTCGGTCTCCAGAGTGGCGGCGGGGGTCAGATCCTCGGTGTGGGCTTTGTTGCGCTTGGCCATGGCTGGGTCCTTTCTGTTGCGCGGGTCGTGGCACCTATACCACTGACCACATTCTACACGTATCTAGATCGAACACAAGAGAAATTCCGCGCCGGGGGAACTTTTCTAGCTCCCCCGGCATTGGTCAAAAGGCTCCGCCGCCGTCGTGCTTTCCGACGACCTCTCCGGAGCTGCGCTCTTCCACCTCAGCCTTGACAACCCCGGCCCGGATCAAGTCGTAGAAAGCCCGAGCCGCCGAGTAGACCTCATACCCGACATCGGGAATGGCAATCGTCGGGACGCCCTGCTCCACCTTCCAGTTGAAGAAGTCCCCCCGGTCGTTGGCCTCGGGCACGGTTCGGAGCTTCCACGACTGATAGAAACGAGCCGGGTTGACCATCCGCCCCGTGCTCGGGTTCTTGATTTTCACGTTGCGGATCGTCGTATTCCAGGCCCGACTGATCTTGGCCTTGGAGCCACTCATGCTCAGAACCGCCTGTTCGTAGGAACCATCGGGGCGGATCACGATGACAAAGTGTTCCGGCGTGACGACGATCTCGTTGCCGTTCGGCAGGACGTAGCCGCCATCCTCGGACCGCTGGCACTGACCCAGGATAGCCTCTTCGTGATTCGCATTCACCAGTCCGCCGCCCTTTTCGCGCGGGATCCACTCGATATGGCGACGGACATAGGCCACGTTGACGATCGTCAGCGGCTGAGTGTAGAGCTCTTTCGTGGCCGAGTTGAAGATGGACCCTTCCTCCGCCCCCTCGATGAACTCGGCCTTTTGTTTCTTGATCTCTGGCGACAGGGCCTGGGCGACCTTGAGGCGCGGGATGAGAACGTCTTCCTGCCCGACGTTCTCGTTGCCAAGCCCGGCGTCGGCGCAGATGTCGCCAACCAGAGCGGCAAGGGCTGTCTGCTCCGCGACCACCACCAGCCCGGGCTCTTCAGCCTGCGGCTTGGTCGGCGTCGGCACGGAAGGCTTTTTCGCCACCAGCTTGGGCTCTTCAGCCTGCGGCTTGGTCGGCGTCGGCACGGAAGGCTTTTTCGCCACATGGGGTTGGATCGTCTTTGTGTTCGTCATGCTGGTCTCCGTTAGGTTGTCAGTTGTTCTGGCTTCTTCAGCCTCGCCGCGCTAGGTGGCGGACCACCAGCCCCCGAGGGGGATCACTTGATCTTGATGAAACGGCGATGGAACAGGCCGAGAGCCTTCAGGTCCAGGGGGATACCCTGCTCCAGCATCTCGCGAGCCCATTTTTGATAAGTGGAACCGTGGATGGACTCTTCCACGACCGGATTCAGGCCGACGCTCTCCAGCAAGGTCGCGGCAGTTCGAGCCTGCTCGTCCTGCCCCTTGGGGAAGGCGACGGAAACCTCCGTCTTCATGAGGGCTTCGCCACCATGTTCCTTGAGGATCTGCATCGCGACGGCGCGATCCCCCTCGTTCTTCGGAAGCCCCCCGTAGAGCTTCTCCTCGACCGTCACCATCCGGTTGCCGACCCTGAACCCGGTGACGCCGACCTCGTCGAATAGTTCTGGGAACTGGCGCTCTTCCAGATCTCGGAGCTCGTCTTCCGCCACCAGGAGCTCGGCCCTTAGCCGCTCCACGACGTCGACCCGTTCCTGGTGACGAGCGAATAGTCTCTGAAGTCGGTTGAGGCCCGCCTCGGAAGGTGAGTCTGGGATGTCGTCGAAGATGTCAATCATGGCGGTTCCTTTCAGGGCTTGATGACGGAGGGGACATAGAATCCGGCGCCGGGGCGACGATCGCCTTCGGAGGTTCGCTCTCGTTCCCAGCGAAGGATTTTGATGCCTTGACCGGGAAACTTAAACTGGAGGGACTGGCCGACCATCATCGAGCCAACCCAATCGCCGCCGAGGAAGAGCAGGTAGTCCTCGGTCGGGTCGAAATTGACGAGGGCCTTGTCGATTTGCCACCGAGCGATTCCGGGGCGAACACTCGGCTGGAATCTGGCGTCGTCAAAGATGAAGTGGATGGTCCCATATCGATGAGCGGATGAGAGGTCTTTGTCTCGATACGGAGGTTGGATCACAAAAACCTTGGGCATCTGGTGTCCTTTCTGCCGCCAGTGTATACGGCACCCGCTTAGGTAGCAAGCGCCCTCTGGAGCATAATCAGATCACCTTCCGACATGGTGTAGTAAAACCACGGCTGATCCGGGGCTTCCCGACGACGAGCAATCAGTTCTCCATTGGCAACGGTGATCGTCGGCCGACCGGGGTTGGAGAGTTCTATGTACTCCAGATCCCCCGCCCAATCGCTGGGATTTTCGTGAAGCCAATCCACGAACGCATCGGTGACCTCGTCTTCCGGATCCATCGGGAGGCGGTAGACTTCGCAAAGCGGGTGAGCGATCAGAGGTTTCATTTGTGGTTTTTTTCAGAGAATCCGCTGGTGATGAGGCGGTTGTAGAGGTTAGCTGCATCTTTACGTGAATACACTCCATCGACCTCGTGTGTGGCAAGACGATTCACAGTCCTGACGCGAATCATGTGGGATTGGCTGGTTCGGTAGAAATGGGCCATGAGCCTGAACCCGTTGTCCTCGGCCTCCAGAACTGCCGACGGAAAAGGGTCACACTCGATCATATGTCGGCTGGCAAGCCTTGTCGCTTGCCAGCAACTCAGAGCCTCCGACGGTGTCATTTCACCAGCGCCCCCAGTCACCCCGATGAGTCGGTGGAGCAGGCTCGTTGCGAAGATGTTCGCGCCGACGGACAAAGAACAAATAGACCGTCACGATCGCGAAAAGGAGGAGCAGAACCCCCCCAAGTGTCAGCGCTGCGAGAAAATAGTTCATGCCTTGTGTCCTTTCACTGCTTTCAGAGGATAGCCCCGGCCGAAGCCGGGGCGGATGATCAGGCGGCGAGCTCGAGGAGTCGAGCCTCCACCTCCAGCTTCTGACGATGAGAATCACCAGAAAACACCGACTTGAGTCGACCCGCTCCTGGCTTGCCCCGAACGTGATCCGAATAGTGCGTCACCCCGTTCAGGATGCCGTAGGCAGTCTCCTCCGGCTCGCGCAAGGCGCCGGGGGCCTCGGCGATAGACCGCAGGATGCCCATGACGATCGATGAGTTCTCTGCGACCTTGACGTCAGGAGCGTAGACAGGGATCAGCACCTTGGTAACAGCATCCTCCACCGACAGCTTGAGGGCGTCCAGTGTCCGCCAGCGGCGCTCGGCAGCGGCGAGGTCCTCATGTGCAGCTTCCACCGCCTGACGAGCCGCCTCCACATCGAACGGAGTCAGGTGGTTTTGGCGATATCTGACCGCCATCTCCCGGTCGGCAGCAGCCATCGTGTTCGCGCAGACGACCCGAACAGTCGTAGTGCTGACCGTGATCGACTTGCCGACTTGATGCGGCGAGGTGAGGAGGAGGTATCCGTTGATCTGATCCCCGCGACGAACCTGGAACCCGTGGTTCAGCTTGGCCAGGCCCCAGACGATCTTCCCGTCGCGCAGGGCGCCGATAGTCTCCAGGCTGGCGCCTCCGGCCCGAACGTAACGATCCATGAAGTTGACGACATCACGGTTCTGCATCGGCTTCCAGCGCTCGCTGGCGACCGTCAGGATCGAACCATCCGTCCCCCGGACGAGGGCGAAGCGGTTCGGTACTTGGATCAGACCATCCGGCCGCTTGACGTAGGTCGGCTCCATGGAGACGGACCAGTCGAGGTTCGCGGCTTTCAGCCACTCTTCGGTGGACTGGTCAGGCTGCATCTGAACACCGATCCCGTGCCACGGGACTTCACCAGCATAGGCAATCTGCTCATTGATGATTTCGTGCGCCATCCTAGGCTTCTTTAGTTGGGGGCAGGCGGCTGTTGCCTGCCCATGGAGTAGTGTAGCATACCTTTCGGTGCGGGGCAAGAACCATTTTGTCTGATCTACAGATTTTCCAGCGGGACGAGGGAGAACCCTGCAAACGGGCGATCGAGGATCAGCCCGACTGTTCGTTCACAGCCGTCGGTATCGAGCAGAGTCACACGAAACTTGTCCAAGCCAGCGTTCGCCGATAAGCGGACAACCGTCAGTCCGGTGACTGTCTCTGTCCAGTCCATCGCCTTAAACATGGCGACCACTTCTGATCTCAGAAGGTCAATCATCGGCGCTCACCCAGGCCGGGGGGCTCCTTCGTTTCCAGGTGAGCACCATGTCGCGAGCCTTTATTTCACGATAGTATCTACGATAGGAAGTGACGTAGTCGGCCCCCCGCAGGCGGTCTGGCATGACCTGAGGGGGCGGAGTGTCCCCTTCCAGGGGGAACCCATGGAGGACGTATGGCATCGCACAGACGAGCTCGGGCAGGAGGCTGGAGCTAGCATGAGCCCTGTCGTAGCGATACTCGTATTCATAGCCCAGAGCGATGAACAGGTTGAGCGTCCGTTGCCAGTTGTCAGCGCTGGTTGTCGCCCAGATCACACATGGATGGTTCGTGTGAGTGGGGGAGTAGAACGGTCTTCCCCGGACTCCTAGCCGGTCCAAGGCGGAGCAGAGGATCTGGGCTGTTTCCAGCGTCATCTTGACAACATGTTTGTCACAGTGGTATTCGGCCGCTAGGCGAGGGCAGCGGTCCAACCAAAACAGGTTCATCGGGACTTCTGACGCAATGGGGAGACTTCTGAAGAGGGTTGCCCGCCCTTGGGCAGGGGCAGGCTAGGCCGGGCAGCGGGGGTCTTCAGAAGGTCGGATTGCGGGGTCATAGCAGCACGTTCGCTTGTCCGTTGAGCCAGATCCAGATCTGCGTTTTTGGCTGACCGTTGACAATGACCTTCATGGCGAACGAGTCGAACGACGACCCCGGATCGTGGATCGCTCGCAGGAACACGAACTGTTCTCGAGTGATAGACAGGGTGATCATGGTGTGAATCCTTTCAGGCTGGGACTTTGTTGTCCGCGGACTCAGTGTAAGTCAGACGAGGGCGCCTGACAAGAAGAATCAGTGGGCGACCGGAGGGTTTTTTCTTCGTCTTGGGGGCACGCTTCCCCTGTTCGTTGATGTCCTCGACACATGTGATGTTCGGAACAACAAAGGAAACCGTGAACTCTGATGTCAAGCCATAAAGCCCGACAATCCACGTCATGAGCATCACGGCTCCCTGAGGGTTCGCTTCGGAAGGAACCTTCTGAAAAGTCGTGCAAGCCGGACAGTTGCAGCGGCAAATGGCCCGGCGGCAGTTCACACCCCCAGCTCCGGGTCGATCGGATGGGCCGTAGCCGCCAGCAAAGAGGCAGCAGCCGACCTGACAGTGACCGGGTATTCGGCCGGAGCCGTGCGATACATGGAGCCTGCGCGCAAATCCTCAATCGTGATCAGGGCCTTGTGTCGATGGTCCAGAGTCTCCCATTCGGCACGAATGCGGCGGGCGAGGGTGTCGTAGAGGTCATCCGAAATCAGTGCGACGTTGTGGATGTGATAGGTGTAGGACGCCATCAAAAACCACGAGATCAAACCGTTCGAGGTCTTATCAATCACGACTCGACACATGCCGTCCATCGGCAGAGGCATCGGCTCTCGGCTGGCGCGACCGGGGGGCGACGGGGGGCGCAGGCTCCTCGGCGGCTTGACCTTGGTCGGTTTGGGGTCGCTCTGGATGCGCGGCTGGCGCGAGACGTCGGAGCTCCCCAGCCGATAGATTCGCTCCAAATGCCGGAGGTCTCTGTCGGTCTTCACTTCCTTGGCCTCCAGGAACGCCCGGTATTCGGCGCGTTCATCTGGGGTCATTTGAGTCACTGCTGTTTTCATCGGTTGCCTCCTTTCAGACAAGTGACAGGGTAGCACGAGCGGGGAGCTCAGGGCAAGAGCCAAGTCCCCCCACAATCGCGGCCCCCACAGAGGGGCTGCTCGTCGAACTGGTCGAGGCGATCCGGATCCGCGCTTCAGCCGCTCTATCGGAGATCAGAGGTCTGGAATTAGTTCAAATAAGTCGCTGCAAGATTAGAAACAAACATACCACTTGTGGTCACGCGCGGCTGGCACTAGGGTGGT